GCCCACCGTCTCGCCCTGCGCGACCAGCCGCGCCGTCGCGGTCAGCAGGCCCGAGCGCTGCATCTGCCAGGTGATCTGGTCGAGCACGCAGCCGGAATACATCGCGTAGCGCGGCACCTCCGGCATGCCGGTCTCGATCGACATGCTGGGCAGCGTCCAGGACCCGGACTGGAACTCGTGGGTGTAGGGCGCCTCCACACCTGTGGTGGTGGGTGTCCCGAAGGCCGCCTTGAGCCAGAACCCGAAGGCCTCGGCGTCGAGCGGTACCACGACGTCGCCGTCCGCCGTCACCGCGTCCTTGATCGGCGCCAACGGATCGCGGCCATAGCCCAGCAACTCCGAGTTCAGCAGCGGTTGCTCCGCGCCGAGCGAGGTGCTGGCGAAAGGCATGCGGGTGAAGCCGCTGGCGGGCGGCGTTCCATAGGTCGTCTCGAACGCAAGCGCCATCAGCGCCCGCGCCCCCTGGGCTCGTGCCATGGTGTTCTCCTCGGGTTGTCGGGATCAGCCGAGCGGGTCGGCCGTGGAATAGTGCAGCACCACCGGGATCACGGCGGCCTTCAGGCTGGCCGCACCCTCGACCGGCAGATCGACCGGGCGCGGGGCTTCCGCCTCGACCCAATCGCAGAGCCCGCCCAGCGTGCGGTCGGCGGAGAGCGCCGCGCCGATGCTGGCGGTCAGCGTGTCGAATGCGGTGTCACGGTCCGTCCCCTGCACGACCGCCTCGATCTCAGCGCGGTGCTGGTAGTGGTATCGCAGTGGCGACAGCGTGACCTCGGGCTCCCCCGGCTCGCCGTCGCGCAGGATCAGCAGGCCCTCGGCCGGGATACGTTCGGGCAGCACGTCGCCGCGCAGGGCAGTGGCGGGCAGCGCCGAGAGCCGCGCGTGCAGCGCGGCGAGGATGGTTTCGCGGGGTGTGGGCATTTTCTACTCTGCCGGGGGCGAGTGAGCATCAATCATCGTCGTGTATTCGTCGGGATTGTGATCCACTGGATCAGTGAGGAGCCTCAAAGTGTTCTACCTTGATCTTTATCCAGCCAATCCGCCTGGCTTTCATGCACTTTCGACATCCGCCGATTGGCTTCCTTGGCTGATCAGGGCAGTCCCGGCCGGCATTCACCCAGATGTCAGGAGAAGGCTGAAGTCTAACCTGAAACACATCATGGTCGGCCTTGAGATGAAGGCTGGCCTTATCGTTCCGCATGGGGAGCGGGTATCCGGCAGATCAGTGCTTTTCGAGCCCTACTTCCAAATCATGAACTTCGAGTTCAGCGTTGGGGTGTTTTCGGTCTGCGAAGGCCTTGGATCGGTCCATCACCTTGCAGGAATTGGGGACAACGGCGCCACAGGCGCTCGTGTCAACACGAACGACTGGATTGCAGCACTTTGCCATGAGTTCGACCCGACCGGTGCGGCGCAACTTGATGCAAATGTCCGCCGGGTCAAAGAGGTGCGGGACAAGATGCACCAAGATCGGCTTGGCGCACGGGCTGACATTGATTGGCACGACTTTGACTACAACGAGTCGTTTATTCCGTCCCGCGCCGCATTGCAGCCGCTTCTGCGGAGGCACCTTGGTGACGTTCCAGAGCAAACCAATCTACTGCTTACATGATGTCAGCGGCGTTGACGCTCATGCGCCGGACGAACTTCAACGCCCCTCCAACCAATTCGCCACGATTAGCCCCGGCACGCTATCCAACGCCCGGTCTGCATCCCGCGCGAGGTCCAGCCGCTTCGGCAACTTGACCTGCGGTACCAGCAGGAAGATCGGTGCGGTGATCTTGCCGCGCCCGGTCTTCGAGCGCGACACGACCGCCTGGCCCTTCGTGTTGAGCCGTCCCTCCGCCACCAGCAGGCTCGGGCCAGTGCGGCGATAGACGAAGCGCAGGCGCAGCCCGCGTCGTCGTTCCCATTCGCCGGGGGTGATGGGGCCACCGCGCAGGGATTTGCCTGCGGCGGGCAGCGGGATCGCCAGCCAGAACCCGTTCTTCGAGCGGATCAGCGGGCCGGTGTCGTGCGCGCCCACGATGACCGGAGCCTTGGACCAAACCAGCGCTGCCGCGTCCAGGCTTTCACCCGACCTCGGGAAGTTCTGGCTCCGGATCGAGTTGGCCAGCCGTGTGCCGAGCCCCGCGCCGGTGATCTGCAAGCGCCAGGCCGACTTCAGCCCGATCCCAGCCTCGCGCATGGCTGCGGTCACGGCGCGTTCGCCCGCCGCCACCTCCGCCGCCATCATCGCGACGATGTCGGGATCGATGTCGAGCTTCAACTTCATGGCCGTCACGCGGGCCCCAGATCAACGGTCCAGACCAGCCGCTCGCGGTCGCGGACAGGCTCGCCTTGGATAAGGAAGGCATCCCCGTCGATCTCGATGCGGTCGCCGGGGCGCGGGGTTGGAACCTCGGCCACGCGCAGATCGATCCGGGTGGTTTCGGACCAGAGCCGCGCATCGCCGAAGTCGGAGATGACATCCGCGCGCCGGGCAACGGCACGCACTAGCACGGGCGCGCCGCCATCGGCGATGTAGACCGCGTCACGGCCGATATTGGGATCGGCAAAGAGCGCACCGACGGCGGCGGCGAAGGCGCTCATCAGAACGTCGCGTTCAGACGGACCCGGCCGATGGTGTCGCCCGCGCCGCTCGCCACCGCCTCGACCGCCACGCCGATGAGGGTGTTGTCGGTCGCGACCGTGGTGCAGCGCTTGTTGGTGTCGTCCCAAAAGACCTTGGCGCCGACGGTCCAGGCCTGGGAGCCGACCTTGGTGATATCGAAGACGCCGACGAGCGCGGTCTCGACGGGCTCGGCGATGGCGGCGTCCCCGGCGGCGATGCCGAAGATGGAGCCGACGAGCAGGCCATCGCCGGAGGCGACGGCATAGGGCGCGGTCAGGGTGATGGTGTTGCCGGGCTGGACGTAGTTTTTCATGGACGTGATCCTCGTTGAAAGACGAAGGGCGGCCCGATTGGACCGCCCGCATGTCAGGGTTCAGCATGGGGTGCCGGTTATGCGCCCGGGTTCTTGTAGAGGCCGCGCCAGTCGATCGCCTTGGCGCCGAAGTCGAGGCGGCACTTGATCTCCACGCCGTCGACGTCGAAGCCGTTGCGGGTCTCGATGTAGGCGCCCTGCTGACCCTCGAGATAGGCATACTCGATGGTGTCGATCTGGTTCGGGCTGGCCGCCAGATACCAGGCGGTCTCGCTGGCGGCGTCGAGCCGCGGCTCGCTGATCGGCGCCAGCGTGCGGATCGACTGCGGCACCACGCTGGACGTCGCGGCGGGCACGAGGTTCTGCGCGACCAGCTGCTCGGCCTTCAGCTCCAGCGAGGCGGGCACGATCAGGAAGGCCGGGCGGACGTTCAGCACAGTCTTCTTGTCGAGGCCCGTCTGCTTGGCCATGGCGGCGCGGGCCGCGCCGACACTGCTGACATCGAGCGCCGCGCCTGTGCCCGCGAGATTCTTGTGGGTGGTGTGGAACAGCGCGTTGCCATCGGCCATGGCCGGGTTGGCGGTGATGATCCCCCAGACCACGTCGCTCTCAAGCTGCGCGATGGAGTTGCCGTACATCGCCGGGATCCGGGTGAAGGCGTCGAGATCGTCGTTGATCAGGGTCTGGCGGGTGATGGCGACCACCCGGCCATAGGTCTTGACCTTGTAGCTCTCCTTCGACTCCCCAAGCGTGCCGCGCTTGAACTCGCCGCTCTCGCCGACTTCCAGCAGTTGCGGCGCCTCGCCGAGCTGGACACGGTGCATCGCCTTGAAGTCGGTGGCCAGGACCTGGCGGCAGAACAGCATGAAGGTGCGGGGATAGGCCTCGTAGGCTTGCCGCAGGGTCTTGTTGGTGACCGCCGACAGGATCTCGGGGAAGTCCGAGGTCGAATGCAGGGCCCGCGTCGCCACCTCGTCGCGCGACAGGCCGCGCGTGTTCACCCCGGCATTGCCGAGGCTTTCGCGGGCGAGTTCCAGCAGCGTCATGCCGCGATACTGGCGTGCAGCGTCCTCCAGCTGGAACAGCGTCGGGCTGTAGCGGTGCAGCAGCGCGTTCGCCACCGCGTCGCGGCGGGTGATGCGCTCGTCGCGGCCACCGAGCGGGACGGAGACATGGGGGAAGGTCCGGGTCTCGTCGGACTTCGCGGCGACCTGGTCGAGGATCAGGCGGCGGGATTCGTCGACGCTGACGCCGCGCTTCACCAGGTCCTCGGCGAAGCCGCGCTCGAGGTTCAGGCGGCCCGCGAGATCGTAGATGGTGGAGACGCGGTCGCGCTCGGCCTCGCGGGCGCGGGTCGCGACCGCTTCCGTGTCAGGCGCAGGAGTCGCCTGCGTCTTCGGCTGGCTGCGCGTTTCACTTGCGTGGACCTTCGGTTCGCTGGCCGCGACCTTCGGGTCGGGCGCAGCC